CGAATCCCCAAGAAGCCCCGCTGCCCTGAATGGTTGCGGTCACGAGTGCCTGCGTGCCACCAGGCTGATCGGGAGGGTCTATGCTCACGATTGGCGGAGGAGGCGTCCCTCCGTTCAGTTCTTGCCCAGTGTAGCCATCCATGCCAGCGTTGTGCGAACCCTGGCCGTTGTCGTATGAATAGCCCGGCCCGGTATAGTTGGGCAGCGTGATGCCGCCAGATATAGATGCGATCAGCACTGTTCCGGTCGGAGCCCCTGTACCGGTCAGCGTGAGTGTGGGAGCTGAGGTATATCCTGAACCTGGAGTGATCGTACCGATTGTCGTGACAGCTCCGGTGGTTGAAATAAGAGCCGCAGCTTCTGCCCCAATCCCGGAAGAACTGACGATATTTATGGTGGGCACAGAAGTATACCTAGAACCTCCATTGAGCAGGTTGATGGCTACCATCTCTCCGCCCGTAAGGTTCGCCTGTGCCGCCGCTCCAGATCCTCCTCCTCCAGAAAACAGGACGGTTGGCGGCTTGAGGTAGCCGTTGCCGGGCCGGACCATGTTGACCGACTGAACTGTGAACGGAGTCAGGACCGCATAGCAAACAGCCTGCGTGCCGAAGACGGGAGGTGACGCGACGACGATGGGGGTGGCCCCGTACTGGCCGCCAGCCGTGACGCTGACCGACCCGACACCCATCACGGCCAGCGCCGTAGCCTGGATCCCCCCAGGCGACGGCTCGTCGATGGTGATGGTCGGCGGAGACGTGTAGCCTCCGCCAGGATTGGTGACCTGAATGGAGGCAAGCCCGCTCATAGCGTTCTGCAGCGCCAGATAGGTGGGTTGCCAGAGGATGGTCATTGATCGCTCAGGTGTACGTGCCTGGGGCAGGGGCGTTCGGGCGTTGGCCTGTGGCCTCGATCCAGAAGAACAGGAACGCTTTCGCGGGCGCCGTCGTCGTCGACCAGAGAAGGTTCCCGGTCGTCGAATCAACGTAGATGCCGCACGTCGCCGAGCTATCAACGCCCGGAGTCGCTGTCGAGTTACAGAATGCGATACAGGATGCGGTCTGCGCGGCAGTGGGAACCTGCAGCGTACCGTCGAGGTAGAAACTGTTTCCCATCTGGACGGTGGCGTTCTTCGTCGCCGCCATCGGGAACGGCGCGACCGTAGGCTCTGCTGGAGGGGTCCCCGCGGCCTGAGCGTTATCGGTGACCACGATGGTCACCTTGAAGAATCGGTTTCGCCAATCCACGGACGAGTCGATGACACCACCAGCGATGTGCGAGCAGTTGCCTGCGGCCGGCGCAGATGTGGTCGAGTTGTCGACCAGCACGAAGCGCTCGACCTTGCCGACCCAGTCTGGCGAGAAGAACAGCGGCGGCCGCGTACCTGACGTGGCGGGCGTGTAGTACATGCTCGGACTGGTGGTGGTCCCCGAGTCGTTGAATTCGTTCGCCCCTGCGGACGCCGAGTTGTTCGCGTCATTGTTGCCGTTCGCCGGAGTCAGTTCGCCGCTGGTCCCCCTGATGAAGGCACCAAGGCCTCCCACGATGACCGCCCGAATGTCCTCGGCCAAGAACTTGTACGTCCCGGTGGCCGTGGTCACGACGCGCACGTAGGCGAGGGCAACGTTGTAGTTGCCGCCGCTGTCGGCCGGAAGGGCCGGGAAGGCGAAGGTACCATCCTCCACACCCTTGACGACGGTCACGGATACCGGAGAGGTGAGGTACGACGGCGCCGACTGCACGGAGATGTTGCCGGATGTCGGATCCTTGACCCTGACGTTGACCGACGGGCCGTTACTGTCGACGGCGAGAGTCGCGTAGACAAGATCCCATCGGGCATGCGATCCGCCCGAGGCGGCGATGGTGATCGTCTGGGCAAGCGTGGTCGCGCTGCCGACGAATACCCCCGAACGGATGTCGCGCCAGTTGGCCATCGCGCCCGTATCGAGCGACGCGTCGCCCGGCGGGTTGGTTGCTGCAGCGGTGCGTGAGCCAACGACCATCCGAAACGGCATGATGTTGATGGAGTTGGCGGCCGACCCCGTAGGTTGCACGGTGCCGATTCCAAGGCCTACGCCCGCGGGGTACGGAACATTGCGAAACTGCGTGGGCTGCGAGTACGGCAGCACGGCCTTGTACGTGTTGGTTCCGTCGAACGGAGACAGTCGCAGAAGTTCCGCGAGCACGTGGTCGTCAGCAAGGCCTGCAACCGCCCCAACCGTGTTCTGGTTGGCGGTCGTGAACTCCTGCCCATTGTAGGTCTGCTGAAGGATCTGTTCTGACATGACGTCTCGCTTAGCTGGTGAGGGTCGGATCGGCCAGGAAGTCCCACCGGATGCCTGGACCGATGAGGATGTTCACAGCGCCGATGACGGCGTTGTAGATGTCGTCCACGGTTGTTGCGCCGAAGCCGAACAGGAAGGCGCCTTCGCCTGGATAGGTCTCGGCGCCGCTGAAGACGAAGAGGCCGTCGGTTGGATCGGTCTCGGTCCCGGTGAACACGGCGCCAAGTTCGGAGTCGATGAGTGAGATGTCCGGAGCGCGCAGCAGGAACCACCGGCCATAGATGTCGCCGGTGACCATGGCACCCGGTGGTCGACGCTGCGGGAGCGAAGGCGCGCTTGAGGACCAAGGCCCCCATCCAAGCGTGTCCGCTGAAGAACCCGCCAGAAGGCCAAGCGTCGGGAGGGACGTGCTGCCGATGAGGATGATGAAGTGGGCGGAAGGGCCAACAGTGTTATCCGTGATGACGAGCTTGTTTCCAAGAGGGCCTCCTAGGGAGAAGGTCAGCCCCGTCCACGTAGCGTTGAGGTACGCAAGGAACGACGTCAGCGTGGCGCACGTCGTGCTATAGGCAAAGGTCCCCGTGACCGTCCCTCCGCCATTGACTGCGATCTCAAGGATGAGACCGTCTAGACCTGAGCCTGAGACTCCGTAGAGCAGCGGGTTGGTGATGTCGGCCGTGCCGATGTACACGGGTGCAACGATGGCGCCAGCGACCTGCCCCGCATAGAGCCTATTCGGATAGTTGGGGCAGGCTCCAAGACCCATCGACTTCGTGATATCGAATACGTGCGACGACCATGTGGCCGTCCCGTCCTCCACAAAGAAGCCGTCCGAGTGCTCTGCGTAAACACATGATATGGTCGTGTACGGGGCCAGTACGGCGTTCGCTGCCGCCACGATAGCGGCCGGACTAACGACAGCGGGTCGAGCCAGGTAGCGAACCCTGAAGGCGTTGTTGGACTCATTCTGCTGACGGAAACAACTGCGCTCTTCGCCGCACTCATCCTCATACTCGTCAGTCGCTCGGTCAGGGTCGCTCTGCGCGGCCGAGTACCTGGACATGTCCTGGTAAGCGACAAGCAAGCTGGCCTGTCCGCACTGAATGGCATCCCGTACGGGGGCGACCGGCGGATCGTTGAACTCGCCGGGCCACTCGGGCGCGACATCTGTCGTATCCGTCACGGGCAAGTCGCCGCCATCGATGGCACAACCACCAATCGGAAGGGGAAGTGTCGGCATCTAGATCGGGCCCGAGAAGAACAGGTTGATGCCCCTGCCGGCCAGAGTATAGCGATTCAGCGTGGCGGCCCAAACGGTGGGGGACAGTGTTGGGTCGGCCGTTTGGATGTTGCCGCCTGCATAGACCCCAAGCGATGACGGCGTAACAACCTCCCACTCCGCCGACGAGTCTTGAACGGTCGTTCCTGGAATGGAAGCGAACGGAGGCCATGCGGGCGCCAAAGCTCCACTTTGCCCAGCACTAACGCATTGATATGTCTGCACGCGTGGCGCATGGAACAGGATGTACTGGATGTTGAAGATCAGATCCCCTACGCCATACATCGTTAGAGGCGTCCACTCGAGCGGAACGCCAGCGCTCTGAATGTACGAGGACGACGCCGTCATCGATGCCGAAAGGCCTCGAGCCTTCCATGTGAAGCCGGCATCTGACGGACCGAAGTAGCCGAGGAGCGCCTGGCAAATTGCTCGTCGGATAGAGACGAGAGGACACTTGGAAGGAGTGTCCCTGAGCCTGACGAGGGCGTTGATGGTGAGCGGCAAGTTGTTGAAGCCGCCAACCCACAGATCCGCTCCTCCCATCCTGGCGCCGTCAAGCGCGACCGCGCACGCATTCACGAGGGACGGTGGCGAACTGTAGGATGCGTCACCGATGTAGATGGCGTTCAGCCCAAAGTCGTCGATGAAGTCGCCTTGCGCCAGTCCGTAGTAGCTAGGGAAGCCAACCACATTGGCGGCGCCAGCGTTCTGACAGACCTGCATCATCTCCGGCAGGTACCCGTTGCGCGCATTGAGGGTCGTCGACAAGCATCGCGCTCTGTAGTCAGCGGCTGGCTCAAAGTCGGTTCCATCGGCGCACGTGAGCGACACTGGAGCCCATAGTGGGTCGTAACACGGATCAAGCAGCGTCAGCGACGAGGCTCCGGTGACCGCCTGACCCGTCCCTAGAACGGTCGCCTGGATGGGCACGTTCGCGGCGGAGGTCCCTATCACAAGAGTGTCCGTCGAGATATGATAGACCGTCGGCGTCGCATTGTTCACTTGGATGCGCGTGCCCTGAAGCAGCGTCCCATTGCCTGCGACGGCTGAGGACCTCTTGAACGAGCAGGCGCCCTGTCCGTACGTCGACAAGTATCTAGGGACATGGAACATCGCCAGCCCCTTGGCAGTCAGCGCGTCCCCTACCGCCGAAGCGAAGTAGATGTTCTTGAACAAGTCAGCGTCGCGGTCCGCCTCGCGTGACAGAAGGACCGCCATGGGCCCGGCGATGTCGTTGTAAATGCTTCCGGACCGGGCATCGAGGTTCGGGTCGATCTCGCCATGCAGGGCATCGCCCGCCGCCTTGACGAACTGCGCGATCGTGGGGAGCGGGGTTTGGGCGGGCATAGGCTAGGTGGGCGGAAGCGCGGGGAGCGGGATAGATGGAAGGGCGAGACCATCCTTGCCGGTGATCTGTAGCGCGAACCACCACGACTCGTTGTCGTTCGGGTCCTGCATCACCCCGATGGACGCGGTCTGCGTACGGTCGTCCTGCTGCGCCTGCCCCAAGAACAAGCCAGCGAGCGGCCGGGCGTAGAGCGACGGAGCATCGACGAACTGATCGGCCTTGGCGCCGTAGCTCCCGTCCCACGTGAGGCCGTCAGAAGCCATCCTGCGAGCAATGGCGCCCTGGAAGTTGGACTGCCCCGAGACGGTCGCCAAGTCGCCGTTGGACCCCTCGACGATGTCCTGCCCGTTCCACACGATGTCGACGCCATAGAGCAGGTCGTCGAGGTCGGACTGCTCGGGCTCCGTGTTCGCGGGCGTCGCCTGGACCGGAGAAGCCACCCTGTCGGTGATACTGGCGGTGACGGCGCCACCGGGGGCCGGCATGCCAGTGACCGCAAGCGTGTACTGGGCGCCGGGAGTGAAGTCCGAGTCGACCGAGACCTCGAGCGCGTTCGGGTTCGTCGCGATGGCAAATACGGCCTCGACGTTTGGCGAGGCGCTGATGTTGTCAGCGCTCGTGACCACGTAGTAGCTCGTCGACGTGAACGCTCCCGATGACGGAGGCCCCGAAAAGAGCAAGCGCCATCGCCTGGCTCCTCGGAATGTGTCGGCGACGATGGAAAGGGTCATGTCAGTTGAGGGGACAATCCAGTTGGGCTTTGTCGATCTCGAGGTCCACGGCGGCGATGAGGACGTTGACGATCTTCAGCAGGTTGGCGTTCCAGCCAAGATGCGGGATCGTGGTGGGCGGAAGCAGGTTGATGTTGTACCTGCAGCAGAGCGGAAGATTGATGCTGAACGCCAGACCGATCGTGAATGGTCCCACACCGATGCCGATGGGGAGGGATAGCGGCGGGATCGGGGGAAGTGAGATGCAGGCCATCTACAGCGCAATCCTCACGGTGGGAGCGTTGACCATGCCCTCGGCTCCGGGGGTAGGAGAGTTGAGGGCGGCGCATGCCGCAGTGAATGTCGCTAGAGCCGTGTTCAACTGATCCGCGATGGGATTCCCTGGCAGGACCACCGTTGCAAGCGCTGCGAGCGCGCCTTGGATGGGCGTCAGGACGCCTTGCAGGGCCGTAAGGAACTGTAGCAACGTCGGCGCTGGTGCTCCCGACACGTCCACCGACGAGCCTACTCCCATGGCCGATGCCCACTCGGTCTGAGGGGCGTCTGGGCCGATGAAAACCGTGGCCCCATCTACTTTCACCGCCGATGCCTTCAGCTTGGCGACGGTCGTGACGCCCGGGATGCCAGACAGGCCGTAGAGCCGTAATTGCGCGCCGGAAGCGTCGGTGATGTAGGTCCCATTGGGCCCCATTTTGAATGAGCCGAAGGGACACTTGACGTTGAAACCGGTGGTCGGCGAGAAGCTCAGGAACTGACTCTCCGTCGCCGCCGTACCGTCCGTCGTCGTGATGAACGCGAAAGATCCGTTGGCTCTTAGGACGAGGCGACCGACCCCTGCTGGGCACGGGATGATGACGTCGCCAGGCTTCGCGTTTCCCTGGAGAGACGTCGCCGTGTTTGAGAGCAAGCAGAGGATGACCGCGTTGCCGGGCACGTGCATCCCGGGCTCTGGGATGGCCACCACCACCCGAGCACCTACGGGCGGGATGGCGATGACGGTCGCTGAGAGTTGGCAGAGAATCTGCTGCCCCTGCGCAACCCCTTGGATGAGGGGTACCGACGGATCCCGATTGGAGAACAGCGTGACCTTGACGAGGTTCGATCCTTCGTTCGTACCACCCGACGTAGGCCCGGGAGGGTCTCCCAGGTCGGTTGGCTCGGACATGTCGTCCTGCCAGCCGACGGTGCCATGGAAGATGCCGGAGGAGGAGATCATTGGGCCGTCACGATCTTTTGCTGGTCAAGCGGGGGCTGCTTCACACCAGCGACCGGAGCACCGTCAACCTCCACCGCAACCGTCCCGCTGCCCGAGATATCGATGCGATTCACGAAGTTGACTTCGATCGAGAACGTTCCCTCACTATCGCCTGTCCCGAAGTCAATGTCAGTGGTCACGTTATGCACCAAGAATTGGCCGGGGAGGGTGTCGATGCCGGTAGTGTTGTTTGAGATATACTGCACCATGTCGTCTTCGTAGCCCATGTTCGTCAGCAGTCTGGCTCGCTGCGATGGCGTGAGGGCCGCTTGGATGGCATCGAGAGCGTTGCGCTCGATGACAATCTGAATAGCGTCGCCGCTCTGAAGCTGCAGCATGTCGAACACGCGGACGGCCTTGTTCACTTGGCCGGACGATACGCCAGACGTCGAAACCGTAGGCACCGTCATGTCAACAGTTGTCAGTGTCCCGGAAAGTTCCTGTCGGACACGCTCATACCAGATGCGCTCAGCAATACTGTTGAGCGTGTTCTGATCCGTCACCGCGAACGGCAGGTCGAAGCATTCGTACTCCTGCGTCGACAAGACCTTCGTCGCCTTCTTGGCGCTGGCACCAAGACGCGGCCGCTTGGCTGCCAGCGAACTGCCTTCCTGCGGGAAGAGCGCCTCGAGCGACGTGCCCAGTAAGGGATCGTAACTGCGCACGCATACCAGTTTGGAGCTTAGAGAACCGAGGTCGTGCGATTCCTTCAGTGTCTTGACGTTCAGCCCGTAGATGAATACGGGAGGGTCGTCCTTCGTGTAGAAGTCTGTGGCCGTCGTTACCACGCATCGGTCCATCCGGATGAACGTGATGAGCCCCATCTGATCGCAGCAACTCTTCCAGAGTGCCCAAGCATCGGCCTCATGATGAAGCTGGACCTTCCCCAGCCTGGCCGCCCGCTTGGACATAGCGCTTCCAAGGGTGACGCTGGATATTTTGCTTTCGGAGAGCGGGACCACGTTGCCGTCGTCATCCCAATACTCGATCTTGTCGATCAGGTTTGGTACGGATGACGTGACGAACGGCTTGGACCCGTCCGTGGGGATGTTCACATATCCTGTGTTGTTGCAGATCAGCGCCCAGGCCTGCGGCAGCGTCAGTGACAGTGCAGGGATCTGGCTTTTTGGATAGTTCTTCATCTCAAGGAACAGGCACGTGTAGTCCTGCGCCTTGATCGTAACGGTCTTTTCGGTCTCGTTGAAGACTCGAGAGACGTCTTTCGCCATCCCAAGAAACCGCTGGTTTGCGAACGAGCCGGAGAAGTTCTGGGACGGATCGGCATCGGCCAAATAGACAGCGACTTCGCAGTCGCGCATGTACCGAGGATCCATTCCGACTTGGTCGTACGGGATCGTCAGTTCACACTCGTCCGCCTCGTTTATGCTATTCGATGTGAGCCGGACCTTCGTCGGTCGTACGTCCAGAACGATTGCATTCTCGTTCGTCTGGGCCGCAATGCGGTCGTTGGGACTATCACCACCACCGCAGATGGTCAGGGTGGCTTGGCACCGTGGTGCGTAGACCGGCCAGGGCACTTAGAACCCCTTAGGGATACTGTACTTACGCCCGGACAGCGGTTGCTGGCCATACGTGATACCGTTCATCGAGCGGATGGCTCGACCGCCGTCAGGACTGCCCATCAACTTCGTCCCGATGCTTTCCCACGTGTCGCCAGTTTCGGCCGTGTACGCCTTCTGCGGCACGCCACGGACCACATTGGCGATCTGGGCTTGCATCGACGCGATGAGGCTCAGCAGATTCTGGGTAGCGAGATCGCTCTTCTGCTTGTTGACGACAAGTCTTGAAACATCGGCTCCAGACAGTGCCCCTCCCGACAGGTTCTGGATGCCCAACTGGCCCGGCTGGTTCATGGCCACCGCGGTCGACACGATGTTGTCGCTCGTCGCGCGCAAGGCAAGAAGATCCGTCTGCATCGACGACAAACCAGACGTCAGCGCCCCGAGATCGGTCGACAGCGCTGTAGAGAAGTCCGAGCATGCCGTGCAGATGCCGACGATGGTTGCCAGTGGAGCGTCGATGGCCGACGTGATGGCGAAGAGCGCGTTCGTGATGCCAGAGAAGAACCCGTTTAGCATCCCCAACAAACTGCCGAATGGGGCCACGTACGTCTTGATCTGGCTAATGAGCCCAGCCATCAGGTCGGCCGCATCGGTAGGTGTGGTGGGGATGATGTTGGTCCCGTTCACAGGAGTCTGCTCGTCAACCAACACCTCAGCCTTCAGCTTCCACGCAATCTCGGCCGGGCTTTCGAAGTCCAGGTCGATCTTGGTAGCGAAGATGAGATAGCTGATGATACCGCCCCACTGCATCCTCACGACCTGCTGGTCGTCGATGAACTTGTTCCACTGCTGCCTAAGCGCCTGCGCGCCATTCGTGGCCGTGATGGTGCGGTCCATCCACCGACCGTGGAGGTCTACGGGCGGTCGCTTCGTTCCGAACGTATGGATGGTCGGCTGAAGACCAACACCAGCATAGTCCGTCCTCGTATACCTGGCCTCGTTGCCGGCGTTGAAGATCGGTTCGTGACGGGGGCGGCCGAACGGGGCTGACCACCCGCCGAGCAGAAGCACGGTGCCGGGGCCGCCCAGTTGCGTGAATTGCCAAACCTCTCCTGACTCCGTCGGCCCGATGTTGGAGAGGATGGTTGATACGCCCATCGGTCAGCGTACGCTCAAAGTGTGATCCGTCACGTATGGGGACTTTGTAGGGTGCTTGGCCAGGTTGAGGATCGACTCTCTGGTCATACGCGCCACACGAGAAGGGTCCTGAGCGCCGGAGATAGTGATGGAGGAGGTGATGTGGTTGGTTTGGTTGAAGGTATGCGGCCTGGCCGATTCCCATCCTGGCGGCATCCCCATCGGATTGTTCGCGTTGAATGTGGACCTGTGAAGTTCGTGCATCATGGTCGACTTGAACGTGTTCTCGACGTCGTCCCAGAAGCCATTCCAGATGTAGCCAAGCGTATTGGTGATGCCCTTCACTTCTCTAGCCGTATCTCGCATGTAGTCGGCCGTGTCGCTTGCGAGGTCGGCCAGCATCCCCAGGAACATCTCGCCGATCATGTCGATGGACGGCTTCATGGCGACCAGCATTGTATCGGCCGCCTTGCCCATCTCGACGAAGCTATCCCTGATGGAGTCCACGTGCGTGACCGCTAGGTCGTGATACTCGCTGGTGGTGTCAGACAGAACGTCGACTGCCCCGGCGCTAGCGATGGCGACACCAGCGAGCGCGATGGTGGCTGCCGCGAGCACGGGAAGTGATGCGGTGCCTGCTCCAAGGGCCGCCGCAAGGCCTCCAGCCTCGCCTGCGATAGCACCCCCGCCTCCAGACGCGAGAGCCTTCCCTGCGAGGCTTGCTCCAGCGCGGATGGCCGACGGGGCCATCTGGGCGATCATGCTGATCTCCATGGCCTTCAGGCCGATAGAGCGCAACTTGTCGGCATCCAAATCTTCCACCCACCGGAAGATTCTGGCGAAGATGGGTTCGATCCTGCCGACCACCTCGACGACATTGTCCCAGGCTCCGGCCAACTTCTCACCGACCACACGAACGACGTCGTCGATCTTGTCCTTGTGGGTGTCGAAGTATCCGTTGATCTTCGTCATGTCCGCTTTGATATGCTCAAAAAGCGGTTGAGTCAGTGGTGCGAGGATGTTGTACTTCAGGTTGCTCTTGACGGTCGTGATGACGGCCATCCACGACTTGCCGAAAGCGTCCGCCGAGCCGCCGATCTGTGTATCGAGGGCCTTGTTGATGGTCTCAAGCCGCTTCTCAGGCGTCATGTCCTTGAAGGACCCGGCCTGCGATCCGGAGAGACCTAGTCGCATCGCAATGACGTTGTGGGCGCCCACACGGCCGGAGAGCATAAGCGCCAGCTCGCGCGCGACCATACCCTCATCAAGCCCCTGGAGGCCCATGCCGTAGAGCATGCCCTTACCCGCGAGCTTCCGGATATCGTCAGCCTTCGCGCCGGCCTGCGCTGCGGGCGATGCAATGGTTTTCATGATGTTGGCGAGTTGTCCAAGATCCCCTGGAAGGATCTTGACGTCTTCCTTCATCTTGTTGAGTTGATCGCGCGCACCCACCATCCCAAGCTCGAACGTCTTCGACAGACCCTGGCCCGTGAAGACCGCGGCAAGACTGATCTGTGTCTGCTCGAGCTTCGAATTGAGCGCCACGACGCCATACGTGGCTGCAGCAAGGCCTGCCGCGAGCCCTACCTTGGCCAGCCCCTCGGCGAGCCCGAAGACCCTGTCTCGGACCGACGCAAACGCCGTAGCTGCACGGTCTCCCGCGCGTTCCACCGCGTCGCCGACACGGCTGATGCTCGCGTTCGCGAGTTCGGCCTTCGCATGTACCTGTCCAAGCTTGACGCCAAGCTCCCCTTCGGTCTTTAGGGCTAGTACGACCTCATAGACAATGGACATGAGCTAGGAGGACGGAGGCAGGTATGTTGTGTTGCAATTACTGTCCGTGAGCCAGTAATGTACGAGCCACGGAATCTGCGTAAGCCCGAACACGTTGAGCGGCTCCGGGAGCGGGTTGCCGCTGATGGCGTCCGACACCACCACGCTTGAGCAGCGCTGGATGCGAGAGTCTGCAGCGCCGATCATCGCCTGAAGCGATCCGAGCCGCCACCGGTACCAGTCTGGTCGGTCGTTGAAGTAGGACTCTGCGGCCGTCCGGATGTTGGCATCGATGTCCGAGGTGTCGTTGAGATCGTCGGTGGAGTTCAGCACCACTTGCGACGCTACCGCAATCTGCTGATTCAGTACGCCGCCCACGTGGATCCGGTCCCCGAAGCCGATCCATGAGTCCGTAAGACCCTGGGCGACTTGAGCATGCCACGCAGGAGACGACCCCCAGCTCTCGTCGGCGATGAATGCCTGCCCGAACGGTGTGTATGCGCTTGCTGGGAAGAGGGCGAAGTGCCGGACGGACTGCGTCGAGTACATACCGGCAACCGCGGCCGCTGCGTTGGGGCCGAAGAGCCCGATGGCGTACGCCTTGGCAGCCGCAGCAAGAACCGGGTCCGGAAGCCCCGAAGATCCCCCACCCGAGGTACACGAAAGGCCCGACGTGTCCGCCGAGAAGGGGAGCAGCGTCGGGTCGAAGAGCGGCTGAGCGGGGGCGATGATGCCGCCGCCAGCGTAGCCGCTGAATGAGGGTAGGTTGGCCGCAGCGCCGGGTGCCGTGGCGACCAAGCGGAGCGTCGTGGAGAGCGACACGGGGCCGCTCTCGGGCATGTAGACGGCCTGCTGGGTCGTATACGTCGCCGCCGCGATGGGCAGCGGCACGGCCAGCGGGTTCGCCTTCTTGACGAAAGTCGTGCCCGAAGGAATAGTCCCCGCTCCGGCGTTCGCGTTGGGCCTCACCAGGAGCAACGACGCTAGCGCCGTCTGCGGGGTCGGTGGGAGCACGCACTGGAACTCGCTTGCCGCGAGCGTGCGGAGGGCTGGACCCGTCGAGGTCTTCAGCCTGGCGGCCTGGACCTCATCTCCTAAGCGCGACAGGTTGAGCAATACCTGCGCGCGGAACATCGTCGGCAGCCGTGACCACACACCACCCGCGTTGAACCACTGCAGGGTGGAAGGGCGTGCGGCCGTTACGGCGTCAATGAAGGCCGTCTCGGCGAAGGTTGCGCTCGGGAGTATCGGGGCTGCCATAGCGATCCTCCCTATGATTTAGTCGTTTGGAGGAGGCGCCCCAAGTTCTGATGCCGGGTTCGCTTTGACCTCGTTATTCCAAAGTTCTGCCAAGCACCGCGCGAAGATGCTACGCTCGATGCGGCTTAGGGGCGACTTCGCCGGGTCGCGCCCCATGATGCGATAGAAGTCCTGATGCCCGTACCTGCAGAGCACCGCGGCCTCTTGCAGCCGACTGAGGGTCAGTTCCCAGTAGCGCCCGCTCAGTCCTCGAGCACGCTGACTTTTCCCGCAAACAAGCTCTCGACCTCGTCAGCGGAGATGGAGTGCTCGGCGTGGTACAACTTCACGAGCGCTGCCGTGTCCCTGGCGTTGAACAGGGTCGCAAACTCGAGCTTGAGCACCATGCCATCAACCGATCGCCACTTGGCTGGCGCGATCTCGGGGACCCCCTCGGACGCCGGACGCCCAGCAAGTTTTTCCGGCGTACACGGCTCGGACACTGCCTTGATCATCGAGCAAAGGCCCGTCATCGCGATGTTGCGGCGAACCTCGGACACCAACGTGTCCTTGTTGCCGGCAATCGCCCGCTCCTCGGCGACCTCGATGGCGTCCACCTCGGACGCCGACAGGGGCCTGTACCGAATGGCCCGCCCAGACATGCCCTTCAGGCGGAGATGGATCTGCGACAGTTCCGACATGAGACTCCTGGCTTACGCCGCTGGGGCGCTCGCGAACTGAGTGAACCGTGCGCCGACCGTGTGCTCAATTGCCTCGGTACGGCCACCGCTTGCGACCTTCATGGGCGTACGGACGGCGCCGTTCATCGTGAACGCCCCCTTCGTGAGCCCGTCGTTGTACTGGAAGAGCACGCCGCCAGAGAACGGAAGCGCCGGGTTGATGGCGTCGGCGGCCGTGATCTGTGCGATGATGTTCGTGAGGATGTTCGACGACGAATCGTCGTAGCAGTCCGTCATGAGCTTGAAGCCGTCGGTGACGATGTCGAACCGAGCGCGCTGCTCACCGTTCACCTGATCGGTCACCTCGACGGCGATCTCTTCGATCGACCACGTCTTGACCTTCACGACGAACGGCTGGTTGTTGAAGTAGAGCTTGAAGGTTGTGTTTCTGCCCCTGATAAACGGCTCGCCCATGGTCTTATCCTTTCCCGTTTACGGGGTTTTGTTCAGGCTACGCTCACAACCACGGTTTCCCCGTACTGCATCGACAAAAAGATGCGCGACATGTTCGATCCGATCTGGACCTGCGTGGCAACGGTGAAGTCGCCGTTTGCCAGAGACGCTGCCGTGTTCGATGCAGCAATGGGGGCGATCCCGAAGTTCAGGATGTACGGCAACGCGGCCGGGTTGATGGTGGCGTTGCCCTTCAACGTCTGCAGGAAGGCCTGCAGGCTGTTGACCAGATCTTGCTGGAAGAAGGGGACGTTCGGCGCGTCGATGTACGGGTACCAGGATTCTGTCGCCGACTCCGCGATGTAGATGCCCATCCGGGTGCGAGTGATGTTCGTCTGGCCAGGGACGCCCGAAGTGTTGACGCCAGCCTCGAAGGTGAAGCCACCGTTCTGCCCGGGAATGAGCGTGGCGATGCCAGCCTGCGTGTTCTGGGACCGGAAGGCTCCGCGGTTGGCCTCGAGCTTCGAGATTCCCTGCAGCAGTCCCGTGACGGCCTGCATGCGTGCTGAGATGGAGAGCGACGGGGGGATCTGCGAACCGACGCTGGCCATCCAGCAGGACGACGGGCAGTTCCGGATGGTCTCGTCCGTGTCATCCGAGATGTAGGCCCACGGGTCGACGTAGCCGACGTTGATGGACCGGTAGTTCGCCACGTCCGTCTGCGCCTGAGCGGCCGTGTTGCCCGAGTTGCCGTTGAGGCAGCCGATGCGGTCGCTCGTGAGGATCGCGTGCGCCGTGAGCCCCTGGTTGACCGTCGGACGGAATGTGTTGCCGGGGTCGTCGGTGAACACGAAGTCGATCGTGTCGTCCGACTCGAGCAGCGAGAACCCGAGGTCGTCGGTGCCGGGCGTGCCGACGTACATGTTCGCGGTGACCGTGCCATCCGCACCAGGCGTCGCGCTGCCGAGGACGTAGTTGCCTGGGACCGGGTTGCCGGAGTTCAGGAAGGTCGGCGTACCGATCAGTACCGAGTTTGTCGTGTTCGGCAGGACGTTGGGCCCCAACCCGGACACGTTGTTGTTCTGGTACAGCTCGCTCGTCGTACCCGACGCACTAGACACCGAAACGATCAGGTTCCAGTGGTTGGCGTTGCCGTCGGACGCGGCGCCCACGGTCGCGATGATCGAGTTGCCCTGGCTGCCCTGATAGAGCGCCGGGATGGTGACGAGGTTCTCGGGCGAAGACGACACCAGGGTCGTCGTAGCAATCGCGCCGCCGCTCGTGTCCGCGACCCTGACGGCGCCGAGGACCGGGAAGCCTTTGCGGATGACCGACAGCCATGCCGATCCGGTACGCGTCATTCCCTTCGGCGCGTACGTCTGTCCGAAGGTCCCGAAATCTCCAGGGTACGTCAGTTGCTCGGGCGGTCCCCACGGGAACTGCCCGACGATGACGCTGGTGCTGGTACCGGCAGGGGTGATGACTGCGGGCGGCGGCACGCTCTGTGCGAATACGCCACGAAGCGGCCCGGGGTCCGACGTGATGAAGAGTCCCATGGTGTCGTCCTAACTGTCGGAGGTGCCCAGCGTGACGGTCACGGCCGGGGGCGGCGTTGGGTTGAGGGTCAGCGTCACGGTCGAATACGGTGGCGACGGTGGCATCACTACAGGCTTTTCGGTGATCTCGGCCTTCAGTTCGGCCTGGACCATGCGCGGGACGGTGCGGGTAACCGCGTAACTGGCAACTGCGGGGCCAGTCCATGTGGCGCGGTATTCGCGCCTCTCGATGCTCTCGGCATCATCGTGGATGTGTACGTCATCGAATACGATGTCGACGGTATTGCCTTCGAACCCGTCCTCGAGCTGTAGCAGTAGGCCGTCCCTGAACGGGTTGCCTGTGAACGTCTGTGGCCCGTTGGGCGTGTTCATGGTCTGAGGGACGCCTGCCCAAAGCACATCGTCAAGCTGAGCGATCAGATCATCACGGCCATCCTCTGAATCAGCCCACGCATCAAGCTGTAGAGGCTGGGTGATATCGCCAAACTTGAACGCGATCGACGCCGATTTTGGGCTCAGGTTCGTTCGGCCCGACTGCTGGTAGAACCCGAACGAATCGTCCTTCTCTCGAGTCGAAACACGGACAACGGTGACCGCTCTACCCTTCAGCCTGGAGGAAGCCGGCCAGTGGTCGAAGACCCTGACATCTTCCGTCAGCGACGTCTTCAGCCACCGAGCAAGTGCGTTTGCGCACGCCTTGCCGATGGAGACGCGCTGGATGGCCATGTCCGTCTTAGACCGCTAGTCGCAGGCAACCTTCGGGAGTCCGACGCTCATGATGAGTGACAGCGTCGCGTCCTTGCAAAGTTCGCGAGTGGCGTTCGTGCGAAGGGAGTGCTTCACGTGATGACCAGGGGCGTCGAGGATCAACTGCAGCGTCGAGTTCATCCCGTTCGGGCGGACCTTCGTGTAGCTTCGGAGCCGAGCGTTGACGTTCTGCGACTTGGCCGCCAGATTCCAATCGTCGCACCATTGCTGGACGAGGTCGGGAGCCTTCTGTGCGCCCACCTGATAGGCGGCGGGAGTCGATGGTTGCGCCTCAAGCTCGAAGTCCACAGCGGTCTACCTCTCAGGATCCTGGTGCAGTTGGAATGGCGGCACGGGCGAACTGGTCAAGGTATTGGCCGGCCTGCGTCATGCTGGTCATCATGTATCGATGGGGTCGTGTGCCGTTTTTTGCTATGAAATGCTGGATACGGCGAGCGATCCGGACCGTTTCGGGGTCGGCCATGGCTGGCACCCCGGCGGCTCCTGTCAACTTCCCAGCGCCGATCTTGGAGAACTCTCGCGCACGCCACACGGCGGCCCCGTAGGAGCCACCGAGACGCCCGTGAAGCTCTTGGGCCACCAGTCTGGCAGGAGCTAGGCGCCAAGCCTTGGGGCGCCTCACGTTCCCCTTCGGCGTCAGACCCTGAAGCCCACGCAACTGAACCCACGCGATGATGGGATCCAATGGCGGCATGTGCGGCCGCGCCCCGACTTCGACCGTCTCGGCGTGCGGAGCATCCGCCACGACCTCAGACCAGCCTGGCTGCACGTCGCGCACGTAGAGCGAGTTCTGCAGTTCCTTGAAGGCTACAGGAACCTTCTCGCGCGCCACGTAGTCCCGCGTCTGCCGAGCTGCCTTTGTGATCGCGTCTTGTAGTTTGCGCTCAGTCTTGGCGACATCCTTCTTGATCTGGTGGATAGCTGCCGAGATGCTGCTGTAAGCCATCAGACTTCCTCGTGAGGAATGTCCGAGGGCTCTAGGTGGCGTCGGACGATGGCCCACATCTCGAGCGGGTCGTCGCGCCTGATCTCGATGAGATGGTAATGGCCCGAGTAGCCAGCGCCTTCGCGGTGCGTCTGGCGGACCCTGTAGAAGTACTCGGCCGATTCGTCGTCGTAGCCGTCGCTCACGCTCGGGTCGAGTTCCTCGAGGGTGAAGCCGCCGTACCCGAACTTTGGACGCAGAGGCCCGAGCTTCAGGTCCCCCACCTCGAACCTACCGCCGGACTGCGCGATCTCTCTCACGGACATCGCTTTGACGGTGATCCATTCAGGAAGTCGTACTTCAGTCTCGCCCGGCGTCCCGCGTTTCATCTGGCCGCGAGACCACTTGCGTGTGACGACAGCCGCCTGGACTGGTGCGAGATCAAGAATGGCGGTGACGCGGTCCGCTGCCTCGAGGCCGGGCAGGATCGATTCGCGGAACTGCATCGGTCAGCCCGTGCGACGCATCCTCGGAAGGAGCTTCTCTCCCGCTCGAGCGGCGTCCGCGATGGCCTCGCGCTCGACCTTCGTGAACATCCCCTCCTCAAGCGGGATCTTGATGCAGCCAGGCCTGCTGCAGTGGGTACAGCGAAGGCGCTCGCCAGGTCGCGCGCCGAAACTGATGACCGTCCACCCGCAGAACTGGCACTTGCACGCAGCAGCCTGCGTCGCGTTGAACCGGTTGGCTCCCTGGAAGCCTTCGCCGGTGTTCTGGTTCATCCGCCACCAACAAAAACACCTGGGACAATAAACGGAGCCGTCAACAATGGTGGGCTGAACCTTTACGGCCTCGCCCATCGCCGATGAGCAACGGCAGCAGTAGCTTCCGCCACTGCCGCTCATTGCGTGATTCGCGGTCACCATGACTGTCCTGTTCCGGATGCGCCGGGGGTGTCGTAGAAGGCATCGCCTTCCGCGTTGATGGTTGCTGGGCCGAAGATGTCGCGGCGAGGGGAGGTGCTGAGAAGGGCCGCCAGCCCATTGACGAGCCGGCGGCCTTCAGACCTGAGCATCGCCGTGCCCCGGGCCACGTCGAGCTTGACGTTGCCTTGGCCCACGACCTGCTGCTGTACCCACAGTTCCCTCAGCCTCTTTTCGACCTCGTCCAGTTGTCCCAGAATGACGAACATTGCCAACTGGCTGGAGTTGTCTGGCTGAGAGCCGCCGTCCGCGATGGCGCAGATAGAGAGGGCCGCATTTTCGAGCCGCGGGTCCGCCTGTTTGAACGTGGGCGAAAAGCCTAAGTAGTGGCGATACTTGACCTTTTGGGCCTCGCTTGTCGCCGCCATTAGGCTCTAGCCTCTCAGTACCCGATACCGGGAACGTACGGCGTTGCGATGGTCAGACACGACGTACACGGCGCATAGAGCGGGGTGTACGGCGGGGTGGCTCCGACCTGCACGAGCCGGCAGGAACGCTGGAAGAGCTGCGACCAGACGGCTGCGAGCGTCTGCGCCTCGGCCACAGAGCCGGCGGTGAACTGCGGAGTGAGGTCTTCACCGCTGCCGGCGCTGGTGCCCGTGGTAGCGGTGTCGTCCTCGAGGTAGAAACGAAGGGAAGTGACGGGGGTGGCGATGCCCATGGAAATCTCCGTGATGTGTATGTGAGCGCCGCCACGATGACGGCAGTTAGTCGTTCTTCTTCGGCGCCTTGTTGCCCGCAGGAGGCGGAGCGGTCACGGCGTCGATTTCGTCGTTCAGGGCAGCCAGGGTGGCGGCGACCTTGTTCTTCTCGGCGAGCAGCGCGGCGAGCTGAGCCTTTTCGGCAGCCAACTGGTCGGCCACCGTGAGTTGCTGCAGTTTCAACTGGTCGACCGTCTTCTGGCGCTCCTCGAGGGCGGCGCGATTGTCGTCGAGGGCCGGGGCCAAGAGCGGCACGCTACGCATCCCTCGGTTGATCAGGCGCGGGCCGAGGCCGGCGACGATCGTGTGCGGGTGGTCGGGGCTCTTGCACTCACGGGACTTGAGGGCGCACTCATAGTGAGCGCACCGGATGTCCTGGATGCCCCGGTCCATGTTGGACGGGATCATCTCGGTCTTGTGCGGCCCGATGATGTATTCACGCCACACGCTGAGACGTTCCGCCGGCGTGTACTTCTGTCGGGGGGCGCCCTCGAGCCCGACGTACATCCGCATCCTGACCTCCTTGTCCGTGGGGTTCTCCCACAAGGTCATGTCGCGGCGTCGGGCTTCGTAGACGTCGGGGTCCTCCGGAATCGACTTGGCGATGGGAGGGAGGATATGGTCGGCAAACATAGGCTGGGTCATGAATTACTCCATTGGCCCGGCCGTACCCATGTGGGCCGACCGAGCGGGATCACGTCTCGCTGATGTCCGTAATGACGGCGCAAGCGTTCCGGCGGACGACGGACATCGCGAGCGACACCTTCATCGAGACCTTGTACGAGTCGCCGGTCTTCGCGAGCACCGCGAGACGGGCCGGAATGCCAGTCGCCTGAATCGGCGCCATGCCACCGCTCGACCCCTCGAGGCCGATCTTGCGCATGAAATCGATGTCCGCTCCCGACAGGCGGCGCGGCAGGTACTTGACCTTGATCTTGTTCGTGTTGAGCAGCGCGAGCTGGCCGGTCGGGTTCAGCGGGTTCCGGATGAGCGGCTTGCCCTTGAAGAACGCGTCGATCTGCTGCGACTGCGCATTGAGAGCCGTGCTCAGGCCGTACGCCGGCTGGCCAGCGCCGTCGTTCATGCGGGTCATGGGCGCAGTCGGGTTCGTGAAGAGCCCGATGTACTTGCGGAGGACCCCGGCCGATGTCATGACGGCGTTCCATGGCAGCGAGGACGCCGTGAAGATGTCCTGGTCACCCTGCTCGAGGAGGTCGGCCGTGAGCGCGCGGGGGGTCCCGCCGTTCGATACGACGTTCGACGCCCACTCCGGGTACGTCGCGGCGTTGATCCCGCCGTACGCACCAGTCGCCGTGAGCGCGCCGCCGTAGATGCCGATGAGGGCTGGGTTGCCGCTCGCGTCGACACCGGTACCGACGAGCGCGTCGTTCTCGATGCGCTGCGCGAGGACGGCGGACGCGTTCAGGATGCGCTCACCGAACAGGTCGATGAGGGCGCTGGCCGTGCCGACGCTCGTTGCCGCCGCGTCGACCTCGGTCTCGCTGACCTGGAACGACGTACGGTAGTGGCACCACGGGAACACCGCGGGCACGTTGACGTCGCTGGCGTACTCGGCCGCCAGAACGTCGGAACCCTCGGCCACGGTCTGTGCAGTGGCACCCGTGAACTCGGTGTCGAAGTTGACGGACTTGCCGCCGCCCTCGGAGACGGACCCCTTCGTGGCATTGAGCATGCCCATGAAGTAGGTCGTGCGATTCCACTGGCGCTCCATCTCGGGGTCGAGAATGAACGACAGAGCCTGAAATACGGAAGAGAGATTCTCGGCGCCCATGGCGGGTTCCTTTCAAAACCTCTCGGGTGCCGAGAGGACGTTTTTACCGTGATGCGTTGAGCGCATCCGCGAGCGCATTGCCCACGGCTTCGCGTTGCTGTTCCACTGAGAGTTTCTGACCAATCGGAGCGAGTTGCGAACGCTGAGGAGGGTTTGCACCCGAACCTCGAGCACCGATCGCGGGGAGGAAGTGCTTCGCCTCGGGCGACGTCGACCACTTCTTCAGGCCGGTCGAGAGGTCCACGGGAGCGCCGTCCTCGCCCACGAAAAGCGGGCGGGCGTCGTCCTCGTCGCTCTCGTACTGCACGCGCTTGTCGGCGAGCACGAGGTGAGAGACGGCAAGGCGCTGAGCGACGGGATCCACGATGCCGAGTTTGGCGAGGTGGTCCTTGACCGTGTCGGTCAGGCTCGTGTTTCGGTTCTTGGATCGCTCAGCCGCGACGCGGCGGTCGGCATCGTCCAGGCGGGCTAGGGCGTCCGCGAGCTTGGTCTCGACCGTCTTCAGGGCCACCGCGTTGGGGTCCTTCGGGTCCTGCTGACGTTGGTTGCCGTCCCCCTGGGGAGCCGGGGTCTGCGCCTTGAGTCCCTCGATGGCCTTGGAGATTGAGGACTCGACCGTTCCGCCAAACGTCTTCTCGAATTGACCAAGCCGCTTCGAAATCGCGTCGTTCAGTGGCCTGCCGAGCGCAGAGACGATCGTCTCCTGCATCTTGGCTTCGAGGGCGGGGACGAGGGCTTCCTGGATTTCGGCGATCTGCTCGGGAGAGAGAGGCATGGACGTGTCCTGTTACCTGGCAAGCCAGGCATGCGGCCGGGTGCTGTCTTGCCGTGACGAGCGCGGCCTTGGCGCTCGTGGGCATGAGGGCGATGTGCTGTCTTGCCGGCCCGGCCGCTCGCCTTACGGCGGCCGGAGGCATGCTTGCTACGGGTGATGGTACTGTTCTGCGGGCGCCCCAAACGCTGGCGCCGTGATCCGATGAAGCGTTCTCAGGTTGGGGTCGTCAGGCGTCGCATCGAGAGCCAGCGCGTAGGCACGGTGGGCCTCCGAGTTGCGACCGAGATGACTCAGCGAATCGGCCAGCATCTTGGGGATGTTGATGAGCCGGTCCTGCGGGTTGACGTTGATGGTCGTCTGCGTCGTGGGGCAACCAATGCCTCGCTCGGCATGCTCGACGGTCGCCGCGTAATCTCGCTGCTTGTACGCGAGTTTCGCCATGGCGAAGTGGCCCTCGCACCAGTCTGGCTTGATCGAGATGGCCTTCTCGGCGCACTTCCGCGCATCATCCTGCCGGCCCGGGTAGAACGAGTACATCTGCACCATCTGCAGGCAGGCCAGCACTCGAGCGTCGTCCCAGTTGCTCTCGTGGACGTACTGCGTCAGGTGCTCGATGGCTTCGATGTGACTACCGGCCTTCGCCAGTTCCATCCCGTAGTCGTATCGAACCTGGATCGGCAGAGACTTTTCGGCTGCAGCGAAGCTCGCCACGTACCTGCGCATGATGCGGAGGTTGCGTTCGCTAGGCACGGACTGAGCGCGCTGATGCTTCCAGACAAGGCTGGGGACCTCGAGGTTGAGGCACTCCACACCATGGCGCGGCAGCAGGACCTCGTGGACCGGCTTCCGCCAGATGAACTTGGACTTGTCCGATACGATGCGCTCTCGCGCTTGCAAGCTCACGCAGCGGTCACCTACTCGCTCGTACTCGTACGGGGCGATGATGCACCACTCACGACCCGAAGCCTCGTCCTTGGCCGCTGCGATGATGGCCTGGAGGTTTTCCAACCCGACGACGACATCGTCGCTGTCAAACCAGAGGGCCGTCGAATACGCGCATCGGTCGAGCGCCCTGTTGCGAGCCATCGAGAAGTCGGCCATGAAGCCGTTTTCGTCGTTGCACTCGGGGAAGTTTGCGGCGCTCGTGTCGAGAACGACGACTTCGTCTACGAAGGGGCGGACCGATTCGATCGCCTGCGGTAGCAGGGGATCGCCATTCGCGATGACGAAGGCGCTGACGGGCGTGTGGACCATGTCAGCAGTGACTGCAGGTCTTGCCGGAGACCGTGACCTGCACGACGGCGCCAGCGGATGTCGATGTTCCAGCTACCATGTAAAGCCGGAGTCGGTTGAAACCGGTGCCCTGAACGATCTTGCCAGCAGCAAGCACAGGAGTTGAGTTGATGCCGATGACCGTTACAGTGTCCGACGTAGCCTGCGGATGGTCCGACAAGACGGCGTGGTAACTTACCGCCGAAGCTGCTGCCAGAAGCTGCGGGAAGTGAATCTGGTCCCGCCAGGTCGCGCCCTCATCCTGGCTCGACTGCAGGTAAACGTCGAGAGGGCCGCCTGTGGCGCCAACCAGATTGGCAAGCACTTCGACGGCTCCCACAAGGTCGAACGGACCGGCCTGCCCAACCGGAAAGATGGACCCAGCGTTCTCGACCGGCAAAGATGAGGCCGCACCACCAGCCGACGCGGGACTGACCTCATTGAACGTAAAACTGACCAGGCTCATGGCGATGTCCTATCTCGCCGCGTTTCGGACGGCGAGGTCTGTAATCGCCGCACAAGCGTCTTGCCCGCGGCCAATAGGCTCATCGTGAGACGCGATGGCCTTTTCGTAGTTGTCTGCGCTGCCGTAGATTCCGGGAGGCACTTCGTCTGCCGAGCATGGGAATGCCAGGAAGGACCCGCAGATGGTCGGAAACCGTGACTTTACGACCGTAGTATCCGTGATCTGCCCGACGCCCGGGACGGGCTTCTGCCGAACGATCTTCTCGATCGTCAGCGCCGCGCCATCCATGGGCTCGACTTTGATGTCGGTGAAGGCTTTGGAATAGCCGCTGTCAGACATCGTCTTGACAAGCTTCTCGGCGTCTTCCTTAGAAATGCCCGCACGGAGCACTTTGCGTGCGCCGACATCGCCACCCGTGAAGGCGACGCGGCATGAGACCTGGAAATTCATCAGTCCGCCGTCGAGTCGAACATTGTCGCTTGCGTGGCCAGGCCTACGCGAGGGAACGCTGCGGAATGGAATTGGGCCTGATCATCGAACCAGGAGCAGCCAACCCACTCGTCGAAGGCATCGGCAAGTTCGTGATCACCCTCTTCACTGAGGGGGGCGCCGGATCCGTCGCCAATTCTGGTGGCCGTGACAACCATCGTCGGTCCGCCACTCTTCAGGACGACGAGGTCGCCCGCTTCCAACGCCTTGCTCACGTGATCTCCCTCAGTGGTACCGGGTCCGTGACGAACTCGAGCACCCGGATGCAGCGGCACCATGGGTGCCAGCCAGGCTCGTAGCCTGATGGAAACGGCTCGCCGACGAGCGTGTACGTGTCGTCCAGCGCCGCGCACTCCATGCAAGTGCGACCGTCGAGAATGGCCGACCACCGGTCCATGACCGTGACGCCGGGGTACTCGTCCAACTCTCCGGAGATCCCGGAGCCTTGGAAGCCCGCGAGGTCTTCTTCGTCGAGGTCTTGAAGACCCACAGCAGCCTCGCTGTGGCCTTCGTTGAACGCCCTGGCCACCTCAGTGGCTGCAGTTCTGTCGACGGACCTGGAGGTCGCCACGGCGGCCCCATAGACCTCCTCGGCAGCTACGCCGGCAGCCTCGTCCTCTGATGCGGCGAGACGCTGCTTCTGCATCGCGTTCTGGAGCGCGCGGGTGCGCCACTGCACCGACAGCGAGTCCGCGGCCATGATTGCCTGCGCATCCTCGTGTCGTTGCTGGATGGCGGGGATCCGCCAGAGGAGCTTCTGTCCACCAGCGGCCCGCAACTCCGTCTTCAGCCTCGCAGCCCCGACCTCGCGGGCGTGGTGCTTGGCCAACTGCAGTCGCTCAGCCAGCGCTGCCGACATCCTCCTCGAGTGCAGGAGAAGGATGGCGCCCAGGGTGGCCAGTTCGACGGTACCATCGCCCCGCTGCTGCTCTCTGGCGTTCTCGGACGCCTCGAGCGAGTGGAGTTTCATCGTCCGCTGCAGGTCGCGGCGCGCCTTGGCCTCTGCGACCAGGAGAGCGCCCGCCGAGATGCGGATGACGTCAGCCTGCTTGCCCTTGGGGGGCGGAAGCTTCGACTGGCCCTTGGAGGGGGCTGCCTCCAACTTGGCGGTGAGGATCACGGCTCGGGGACGGGGTCGTTGATCGCGGCCGACTCGACGGGTAGCGACGTCCACACGTCGAACTTGGCCGACACTTCCACGGCCTCGACCGCCGTCTTGCCGAGGTGCATGGCTGCGAGCGCAAAGTCGCGACCGCTGCCGCACGCTGCGGTCGCGTCGTGGATGGGGCACGCCGCGAGGTTCTTCCCCATCAGCATGAAGGCCCGACCGGTCTTGCGGTCCACGAGGATGCCGTGGATGCCGTCTTCTTCAACGGTCGGACGCTGAAGCGGCGCGCCACCCTTGACCCAGTGGCCCACCGTCACCATGTCGCCTTCCAGGCCGGTGCCGCCGTAGAAGTGCAACGGTGTCACGACCAGTTTGGAGCACTTGCGACGCAGGCCGTCCGACGTCGCCAGCGTGTCGGCCGCGAGCGTCTTGCCGTCCCAGGCGATGGTGGTCACTTCTGCCTCGACGATTGTCGACTGACCTGCTTCGACTTCAGGGTGCCGGACGCTGATGGTTTCTGGGCGTCGACCTCGCGGTCATGAAGAGTGTCCCATGGGCCAGACGTGGTGCCTACCTGTCCCACATATGCCATCACAGCTTGACCGTTCTGTTCATATGCAAGATATCGATGGTGTCCGTCAACAATCCGCATCTTGGCCGAGTTGGACGGCGCGTTGACCAGGATGACCGGCTTGGAGAACCCCTCGTTGGCGATCTTGTCGGCGAACCTGTCGACCTTCTTTGTATCGTCGACTGCCGCCCAAGCATCACGGTTGCTACTGTCGATCGATCCCAGCGGAACTTCGACCGGACCAATCCACGGAATCTGCAGGACCCAACCGATGTCCTTCTCCTCGTAATCGTCCTTGAGGAGATCCCACACAGCATGCGCGTCCACATGCTGCCCGGTCTGCAAGTGAGCACCTTCGGGCAGTTCCGGCTGGCCGCCGTCGCCGAGGGGGGCCGACGCCGATGGGCCGGTAGGCTGGCCGCCGCTTGCAGCGCTGCCTTGCGGCGAGTCGCCCGCTCCGAGCTTGACCGGCGCAACCGGCTTCACGGGCTGGACCGGCCTCACGGCGCCCTGCGGAGCGTGGTCCTGAGGGTTCAGGATGGCGTCCTTCTGGGCATCCGCCTGCATGGAGCGCATCGCCTCTTCGGCGTCTACGCCTTCATTGATCTCGTTGTTGATGGTGTCGAGGACCCCTGGTTCTGCGGACCCAAGGAGTTTCCTGGCGATCTCGCGCTTGTAGTGGCGCCGGAACGTCACGCTCGGGATCGGGATCGTGTCCATTCTCACCGCTTCTTCGATGAGCTGCTGACGGTCCTCGTCAACGTAGTCCTCGAGGCCGTGAGCGTTCCAGACGACGTTCTCGCCGCGGGCCTCGCTGACCGTTGTGTAGACCAGCGTGGCGAAGGTGCGGATGATGGCGCCAAGGACGCGGAGCACCTTGGTTTTGGCGTCCTCGTCCTTCTGCTTGGACAGGCCCGACCGCTGCAACGCGGCTTTGGTCGGCTGGATGCTGACCGCCATCTGATGCGAGACCGCGAACATCGCGTTCTTCAGTTTGTCGAGTTGGTCGGCCGTGACCGTGTAGCAGTGGCCCGACGGCTCAGCGAATCCAAGCTCGTCCCCGGAGCCGATCTCGACGTAGCCCTTCTTGTGGAAACGGGCTACAGGGTTCGAGCCGCGCTGCTCGTCTTGCTGGGTGGCCGACGGGAGTGATCCGCCGGGCGCACCAAGTTCGCTGCCGCGCTTGATGTACGGGATCGCGCAGAGACTTCGGTTCTCTGCGCCGACGAGCGCCGAGTACCGGTTCCAGTGCTCGAGCGCCTGGGTGCCGATCTTGTTGCCAACCCACAGCCCGAGGGGGAGTTCGAGCCGCAGGATGGGGACGCGCTTGAAGCTCGTCGTCCCGCCACCGACCCGGTCAACGATCGACTCGTTCTTCGGCGTCTCTTCGATCTTGTGGCGGCACTCGTAGCGGGTCCAGTCGACCACGCCGTCGAGCTTGCGCCAGACCGTGAACGTCTCGATGACCGTGTCCCGCACGTCCATCGGGCTCTCCCGCGGAGTACAGACGGTCTTGATGATGGCCCACTTCAGGCCGCCCTCATTGTCGGGCTCCCAGGACAGGAGACCCTCAACGGGCACGTCATAGGCGTAGAGGTCGAGCGCGCCGCTCTTCTCCTCGTCCGCGCGAGTCTCTGCAACCAGCGCGTCGTCGAAATTGGGAGCGTCGAGCGCGACAATAGCGACGCCCTTCTTCAGCGCCTCACGAAGCGTGATCTCGAGCAGGCCCGCGAACTTCTGGCCGCGACGGTCGCAGTTGGCGGCGAACGACGAGTAGTAGTCCCGATCGGGCTCCTCGCCGGGAGTGTCCGGGTTGTCCGCGTCCGCCTGCGGCTTGATGTTCAGCGGCTCAACGAAGACATCTGCGACAAACTGGTCGATGATCTCCGTGAAGTACGGCTGATAGCTAGCGATTTTGCACCGCTCAGCGTACCGGTCGTCGGCCTCGAGGAAGAGCTTCTGGACGTGCTTCGACGCGTCCTTCTGGATGCCGAACCCGCCCACGTAGAGGGCCTCGATGGTGGCCCACGTCTCCGCCTTGTACTCAGGGTTCGTCTCGTTGAGGCGGCCATACGTCATCGACGTGGACGCTACGGACGAGACCGGCGCCCCACCCTTCGGCAAGATCGGCACGCGGGCCGAATCCTGGATCACGGCGGTGGAGTGTAGGGCCATAGGCTATAGGGGCGGCAGGTCGTCGTGGTGCCTGGGTTGGGCTCGGCACACCGCTACCCAAGCTATCGCGGTCCCCATCGTGAGGTCGTCGTGTGTGCCCTTGGCACCTTCCGCCTTGCCCATCGTGTTGACGATGAAGGTCCGGAACTCGGCCAAGAGCGCGACATCCCGCGTCGTGAAGACCCCTCGCGTGTGGGCCTCCTGCAAGTTGTCGAGAGCGGCGGTACGGGCGGGCGCAGTGTTGTTCCAACCTGGCTTGCCGTCGACATCCCTGAAGATGCGAGGGTATGGCTTCGACAGGCCGATGCTGTTGTGGGCGATGTCGAGCGCCTGCAGGACCGCCGAGCCGTGCATCTGCCGCTCGACCGCGATGGCCGCAACATTGTACGTTTTGGCGACGATGGCGCCGACGCGGGCGAGTTGGACGGGACTGAATTGGCCCCAGATGGTCGCCATGTGGCGCCCCGTCTCGCGCTCGAGCAGGATGCCCGCGGAGGGGTCGCCGCCCTCGCCGGCTGCAGGGTCCAGGGCCAGCACATACTGCCGTCCACGCTCGGGGCGGTGGAAGACGCGGACCGTATCGAGCTTCGCGAACGAATCCGAACTGCGGCCCACCTGGACGGGCACCATCATCCCCGACTGCTTGACGACGCTGTATACGTCAGGCTCGGCGCCAGCAAGCGCCGTCTCGGTCATCGTCTGCGTCCTGACCGCGTCGAAGAACGTGCGACCGCTGACGAGGAAGCACGTGTCCGGGTCGGACGGATACTCTTGGTCGACCGCTCGGGCGTCGCCGCCCTTTTCCTTCAACTTCCAGCGGTACCACTCGATCTGTTCGGGCGTCACACCCTGCGCCAGGAAGCTTCGCTCGCGCTCGGTTTGAGGGCTGAACGGCCCTTTGAGCGGCATCCGGTAGAGCGGGTGGTGCCACCACGGGAAGAAGTGCGGGATGAAGTTGCTTCGGTTCTCGACCGCCATCCGCCACTGGTCGAAGTAGAACCCGCTGGCGCCGTTGGGTGTAGATTCGATGACGACCTCGCCGCCCTCGATGGGCAGGCAAGGCTCGATGCCCTTGTAGGTCTCGTCCGCGTAGTCTCCCCAGAACGCGACCTCCGTCATGTGGAGTCGGTTACACTTGGTGCCTCGGACGCCCTTCTGCGCGGATATCTCCGAGCCGCCCGCCGACATGATCGACATCTCGGCGTCCCGACTGGGGAGCTTCCACGTGTTGACAGCCTTCTCGCCGCCAAACTTTAGCTCGAGTCCGACGTCTTTTAGAGAGGCGAAGAAGATGCGAAACATCTCCGCCATGTTATTGCGGGCACGGTTATCATCCTGTGGAGGGACAACCATGAGCACGTGAGCGCCACGCTTCGACAGGAACCACCAGATATCGCGAGCGACCTCTAGTGTAGTAACGTATGCGCGCCTCGGTTTGAGGATGATGTCGCGAGACGTCCTGGCCTTAGTGTACGCATACTGGATTGGCGAAAGAGAGAACGGGATACGGTCTCCGCCCTTGTCGGTCACCAGTTGCAGTAAGCCGCAGAACGTGAGGAACGACTCGACCGAACCGTTGCCGCTCAGCGCTACGTGAAGGAGCTTATCTCTCTCCGCCTTCAGCGTCTTCTCGTCCAGGAAGGGTCCTTCCTGGAAGTTCATCGCTGCTTGTGCCATGTGTTTCCAGTAGCTTCAGATTGGCGTTTACCGCAGACCTGGCGGACATGATCGCCTCGAGCGTCACGGTAATCGCGACATCACCGGTATTGGTGACCTCCGTCTTCGTAGGCTCGTTCTGTCCATCGAGTTTGG